GAATCTGTCACCATCGCTTAATAGGAGTTAATCATGGCCAGTCCACTACGCAAGCAGCGTGATGCACTACTCAAAAAGAAAACAGGTCAGCCAGAAGCCGCCGCCTCTGGCGCAGAGCCTAAGAGTCTGCATCTGTTATTGGCCGAGCTTGCTAATGACGAAAAAGTCTTAAAAGGCTTTCAGCGCCGCGAAGACAAAATAGCGCACAAGCGCGACGTCTTAGTGCCTAAATACTACCAAGCAGTAGAAGAGTATTTAGAGGCAGAGGAAGTATTTGACAACCCGCTGTTTGCAATGATGGTGATCTGGTTATTTGATATTGACGACCTTGAAACCGCAATCGCATGGTGTGACATTGCCATCGAACGCGGCCTTGATACGCCCGTTCGCTTCAAGCGTGACTTTGCTACGTTCTGTGCAGACGAGGTTTTGAACTGGTGTGAGCGAATGGCAGCACAAGGCCATACAATCGAGCCATTTTTTAGCCAGGTTTTTAAAAAAGTGCGTGAAAAATGGCGCATTAACGAAGCCTTAACCGCCAAGTGGTTTAAATTCGCAGGGCTGTTATTCCTGCGCGATGAAAACGGCAAGCCGTTGGCATCCAGCGTCGGCGACCTAGAAACGTTAGAAAAAGCAAAAGTGTTGCTGATTGAAGCCAGTAACCAGAGCAGCAAAGCCCAGGTTAAAAGTCACATTGAAAAAATAGACATGCGCATTCGTGCGTTAAAAGATGGCGTTAATATTTAATCAATAAAATATAACGCCTTAACAGCTCCACGCCGCCGCGCCTCGGCTTGCAAGTATAAACAAGCAATTAATTGCTGTGTTTAATACGTTGACCAAGTGGCGAGAGGCGCACCCATTTTTAAGGATTTGGTTATGCTCACAGGCAACAGCAGCGCAACATATCAAGACACCGTGATCGAAAATGACGGGTTTTGGCCGGACATTAATGCCGGTGATTTTGAGCGCCGCCGCGGTATCCCTGCAGCGCAAGATTCAGAGCGCATTGCCATCGCCCTGGTTAACGCCATTGCAGAGGTAAATCATCAGCTCGCAACATTAAAAGCCGGTTATATTTTGCAAGCGCACGCCATGGCCGCAGACATAGCAGCCAGTCCATCAATAAACGGTAAAAACCGCGTTATTATTCAATACGAGTCCGCCATTTCAGCCCGCGCAAAAGCGGACTTATTGCCCGACTTCGCCACTGTGCATCAACGCAAAGAAGGTGATCACCTCGCCGACCGAAGCGAAGAATTAAAAATGAATTTCTCGCCGAAAGTGAGCGCATTATCCGTAATATGTGTGGCTTGAATCGCTCTACAGTGTCTTTGTTATGAAGGGGTAATGATGAGCACTCAATATCAAAAACGGCTATAAGCTACGGGATTTAAAAGCCTTTATTAACGAGATTGTCGGCGCAAAAATAGCCACTAGAATGGATTGTGAGATGGGATCCGTTTCATTACGCCTAAACCCCAAAAACATGGGCAACGGGTTTGATTTAATGACTCAGCAATACGTTGCTGAATTTCTTTTTTGACAAGTTTCCGTATAACCAGCTAGATCCTGCCATCTTGTTCGCAAATGTAGGCGCTTGGTTAATGGACAACGATTCAAGTCGCGAAGATTCGGACGAGTTGGGCGATCCTGAAATAGAGATAGTGATTGAAGATGAGCGCAGCGCAGAGGTACTGATCACCATCGAGTTTGAAGAGCCGGTTAAAATAATTGAAGACACTGCTGGGCCGGTTTATTTTCAGAATAAACGCTGGCGAATTCAAGAATATGACGTTTATGTTGCCGAAAAGTTTCAGTTAACCGTCAATCATGCTTGAGATAAGAGCCGAAAGTCGCAGTTATTTACGCTTACGTGAGCAACTTGAGCTAATTTCGCTGAATAAAAAAAAGCGCACAAAAATATTAAAAAAACTTGGTCAGCACATTACCAAAAACCAAAAGAACATTAGAGCCAATAAAAACCCAGATGGCTCACCATGGCCAGCGCGTAAAAAAGGCCGTAAAAAAATGCTCAAGGGGTTTACTAAAAAGCTCAAGCATTACCAGCGTGATAACAATAAAACCCTGTTTGTCGGTTGGCCATCACGGCGCGGGGCCATTGCCTTGGCACACCAAGAGGGGAAATCTGAAAGCAGCGGCTTTAATAAACGCTTTAAGCAGACAAAAAAGAGTAACGAGCCAAAAAAAGACGACCCCGCCAGTCGCGAACAGGCAAAAGAGTTGCGCGCCGCAGGGTACAGGCTGGCGCAGCAAGGCAGGCAAAGGCGTGGGAAAAAGCCCACTATAAAGTTTATTACCGACAACATGAGTGTCGGCGAAGTAGCCAAAAAGATAGGGGATTTAGAACACAAAACCCCCGCCAGGAAGTGGGATATAAACAGACCAAAACGGCGCTTAATCGGTATTAGCCAACAACGTGTGGCGATGATCATTAAACGTGAACTTAAACGCAACAGGAGCAACTAAACATGGCATTTCCAACGGTCATTATTAACATTTTAAACATGATGAACGGCAGCATTCCGGCGGTTGAGTTTCATTTTTTGTTTGTCGGTTATGGCACCGTCACCGGTGACACGCGCAACCTGATAATGGTTGATAACACCTCAGACCTCGAAGAAACATTAAGCGCCGCCGAGCCGGCATTATTAGCTACTATGAAAGCCGCGCAACTCAACGGCAAGCAAGCATGGACAGCAGGCGTGATGATCATAGACGAAACAGACGACTGGGCGGAGATGGTCGAGCTGGCAAATGAAACAAGCAGTTTTGAAGCGTTCGTGCTCAACTTTCCAGCCACCGATAAAACGCTTTTAGAAGATGCCGTAGCATTGCGCCACAGCTTAAAAGCCGCCTTGGGACGTGAAGTATTTGCCATTTGCACCACGCCAGGTATAGACCCAGCTAGCGAAACTTGGGCTGCATGGGTGAGCGCTACGGATGCCATTCAAGATACGGTTGCCAGTGAATACATCACAGTGGTGCCGCAAGTTCACTCTGATAACTCAACAATCGGCATCTACGCCGGACGGTTAGCCAATCAAGAAGTGTCCATTGCCGACAGCCCCGCGCGAGTCAAGACAGGCAGTGTAATAGGATCAACCGATTTAGCCATTGATATGAACGGCGCAGCCTTGACGCTCGCGTATTTAAAATCGCTAGAAGCCAGTCGCTTTGCCGTGCCAATGTCGTACCCCGATTACCCCGGACAATACTGGACAACTGGCCGAACGCTAGACGTGCCCGGCGGTGATTTTCAAGACATTCGCCATATCCGAGTCGCCATGAAAGCCGCCCGTAAAGTGCGCGTGCGTGCCATTGCCCGCATTGGTGACCGTTCGCTGAACTCCACGCCCGGCAGCATGGCATCAGCCAAGCTTTATTTTACCCAAGACTTGCGCGAAATGGCGATCACCACAGAAATCGGTGATTATCAGTTCCCCGGTGAAATTTACCCGCCAAAAGATGAAGACATTTCCATTACTTGGATCAGCTCTGATGAAGTGCAGATTTTAATGGCCGTCACCCCCTATGAATGCCCGGTGAAAATTACCGTTGGCATCATGCTTTCAGCCAATTAAGTAGGAGTATAAAAATGAGTGCAAGATTTACCGGACGCAATTTTGACGTAACTATGCTTGGCGTGATGATCCACGTCAAAGCTGCCAGCGCCACTATTAATGACGAATCAGCCGTGGCCATGACCCGTGGTGTAACCGATGGCTTTACTGACGGCAGTGCCACTTGCGATGTGGAATACGAACTGGATTTAAACAGCTTTCGCGCCCTACAGCAAAAAGCGCGCGAAGCGGGCAGTTGGCGGGGTATTGAGCCGCACGACTGTTTGTTTTATGCCAGTAACGGCAGCGACGAAGATAAAATAGAGCTGTACGGCGTCAAGCTAGTGATTGCCGATTTAATCAGCGTCGACCCAGAAAGCGCCGACAAAACCACGCGCAAACTAAAGGGCTTTGTTACTAGTCCACACTTTGTGCGCATCAATGGTATTTCTTACCTCAGCACAGATGATACGCGCGGCCTTGTTTAAGGTGCATTAACGACTAAAGGGGCAACACATGGACGACCTAGACAGAGCCAGTGCGCTCGAAATTAAAAACACACAAATGGCACTTAGTGATCACTTTCAGCGCAATAAGCAAGCGTTGATTGTCAGTGCCGTCAATTGTGTGAGATGTGACGATGTGATCCCGTCAGCGCGGCGGGCTGCTGTTGTAGGTTGTTTATATTGTGTTGATTGCCAA